AGCGCAACGTGATACTTCTTAATCATAGTCCCTGCATCAAGTGCCATATTAAACTCCTATAGGATTGTTACCGCCGAACGTCACGTCAACGGTTGTTGAATAGATGAACTCTCCGGTCTCTTCCTTGTTCACGAAAGACACCGTAGAAACTGCCTGTACTTTCAAAACGCCTACACCTGTAAGCGCTATTTCCTTTTTATCCACCTTTGCCCTGACTGTCTCAAGGTCGGCTTGTGCGGTTGCCGGGTTCACGTTCCGCGCGTAAATCGACAACTGTTGTGTGCCGGTATATGAACCGTCCACGTACTCGATCACGTTTGCAGTCGACGGATCACTCCGGATCATCACCGCGTTTTGCTCCAAACCGAACGCATCTTCAAAGATGGTTGTCAGATTGGTTTCGGTCAGTAGGTAGGTTCTTAAGTCACTTGCTATACTCATTCTGTACAAGAGCCTCCCACTCGTTCAGCTTTGTAGACTTCGCACGCTCAAACCACTTTGTACTCGCGTTCGGGTTTACGTTTTTTCTAACCGTTCCCTTGAAATGATACATATCGCGCGCGTACTGCATATCCCAGACAACCAATCCTGGGCGGCTTATGTCCCCGCTTCGCTCAAGGAATCCCTCGCGCTTCGGCACATAGTAGTTAGAATCCTTCAAAACTTGTGCATCAAGTTTCTTCTGGACACGCTCTATGTTCTTGCCGATTTTCGCGGCAACCTTTTTCTTGTCAAACTTAACTTCCAGCAAGTGTTACCTCCGTGTGATGGAGCGCACCTGTCCGCAAGTCGTACACCGGACGGATAGACCTGACCAGATAGTCAATGTCATTAAAAACCAGTTTACCGTTCTCTTGGAACTCCTGTCCGGACGGCGTTGAATTAGTCGCGCAAAAGAACAGCATTAAGTCTGCTTGCTTACGCTCCCCGGTTGCGTCTATGTACGTGTTCCGGGTACCCTCGATCGCCACCGAACCAAGCGTTACGGCAGTACCGTGTGTCGGCTGCCCGAATTGGTTCTCTCCGGTGTATGGCGAGTATGTAGCACTCATTCGGAGAACCTTTCTAGGAATCAAGATACCGACCTCCGGCTACAGGAACACCGGCAAAACCAAAACCAGCTTGATTAAGATAGTTTCTTGCCCGGGAAGAAAAAGATCCCGTCTCGCTTGCACCACTCATTGAGAACGATCCCAATGAGATTGATGAAGCGGACCCGCCCATGACGTCGCCGTTCATGATGTAGAACTCCGCTTGTGCGCAATTCGCTTTCTTGACAAGTTCAAGCTGGAAAGAGTTCAAGGTATCGGTATCTATTCCGCCGGTCATAGCGTCGATGTCGTCGCTTGCGCGTGATAACCATTTCGTTATCTCCGCGTCGGTTGCTGTTTCGCCGATATAAGTTGACTTGTAATATGCCAAATCTGCATACACGCTATTTCACCTTCCAGCCTTCGCCGGTCATTTTGCCAACAAGTGTCTTGTGATAGATTCTGGTAACACCCGACTTGATCATCGGCACGTATTCCGACTCTACCGGCTTTTCTGCCTTTGCTTTCGGTTCAGCTTTCGGCTTTTCTGCTCTTGCTTTTTCTTTAACTTCAATGTCCATGATTACTCCTTAAAGTAAAGCCGGGGAGTTACCCCCGGCCAGTTGTTAAGATCCCGTTGCTGCTACTGCTGAATAGCCAATTACTCGGCCATTCTCGTCAAGCGCAACAACCTGAACATAGTGAGTAGCGGTCGCAGTCACGTCGGTCGCGGTTTTGGCTTTTATTTCAGTAAAACCAGACACATCCAAGTCGTCGTAAACAGCGGGGGCCTCGGGAGCAGTGGCGGAATCGGTATCGTAGTAATGGAACGTGTGCCCGGTGTCGCGTTTTTCGTAGGCGTCGCCAAGAGTGATCGTTACTTTGCCAGTCCCTGCGACAACAGTGCCACCAAGATCGACGATGGTAGGAGCGGCGGCGGTCTTGAGGGAAACGTAAATAGCGTCGTGCTTGTTATCGTATACCCAGCAATCGTGATACATGCGGGCGAGAACCTTCTCGGCATCGGCATCCTGATTATCCTCTGCGGAGATGACCTTCATCTTGTTGTGCTTCATGAAAGCAACAGCGGCGTTAGGACTGGTGATTATCCAGTTCATGTCACGCGCCCACGCCTTAGCAGTGTAGCCCTTTACTCCAAAGGTGTACTCGGTTTTCATGCGGGCGGAAGGAACAGGAATGAGCTGTACTCCATCTACGTCGTAAACCTTGGTAGTGATTCCGTTCGCGCCGGTTACGTTCTGCACCCCAAGCTGTTTTGATAGCTCCTTGGACTGGGTAAGTACCTTGAAAGCAGTACCGGAGATAAAGCAGATCAGCGGTTCCTGCTCCCCGATTACGTTCTGAATGTCAGCGATGTTTCCCTGGAGTGTTCCGAGTACAGTATCAGCAATCGGCGCATAGTAGCCATACCGAACGGTGGTGTCGTTGACAATCGACTGGAAGATTTTTGAATACCGGTAGGAATCCAGCTCGGGTATAGAGCGGGTGCGGCCAAACTCCGCTATAATGTTCGTAGCGGAAAGTGTCTGCTGGGTTTCATCTTCATCCATCACGTCGATGTTAAACGCAACACCGCGATCCATGGTGATGAGATGATCTTCCCAAGAAAGAACAGCATCGCCGGAAGGATATCCGTTTGAGCGCGAATAGTCGCTATAACCATCTACAGACAGTTTAGCGATCTTAACAGTGTTCCCGCCACTGTATTTGATGCGGGATGCCCCGGCAGTAAGCGGGGCGGATGTGAGACCGGCGGCGATCACTTCGTCGAGAATCGGCGTATAGATCGCGGCCTTAGCTACAGTATTTGCCATGATTGGCTCCTTCGTTTCTGGAGCCGTAGAAAGCAAAAAGGCTTCACCAGCTCCAAGTCATGAGTGTCCGAGCAACGCTCGGTAGTACCCTTGATTTAGACGGTCAAGCCCGTTTACCCTAGGAGAGTGCCTAGCCACATGATGTATAGTAAGCCTGTTTTCCTATTTTGTCAAGCCCGCCTGTTTACGCGCAAGTTCAAGCAGTCTGCTTTCTTCGCTGACCGTCTGATTGCCGGTCTTTGCGCCAATGTCCCCAGGGACTGACTTTGCATACTCCGGGAACTCGGCAAGAACAGCGGCTACCTTTTCAGCAACGGTCTCGCCTTCGTAGACACCGGACAAAACAAGCTTCTTTACGCGCTCAACCTTGTCAGCAGGTACACCCTTCTTGAGCGCTTCGTTCTCTGCTCGGATTCCTTCGGCTTCCTTCTTGATTTCGTCTGACGCCTTGTTGCTTTCCTCGAGCTCCGCTTTCATTCGTTCCTCGGCGGTCATCTGCGCTTCTTTCATTTCGCGGAGCTTCTTGAGTTCGTCGGCATCTTTCACGCCAAGCTCCTTGTATATCTCACGACGCGCTTTTTCTGCCGCTTCCTTCGACTTCCCGGCTACAAGGTTGTTCACCCATTCGTCGGTGTACTTCTCCGGCTTCGGCTCGGTCTTTACCGGTTCCGCCGGTTCTGTCTTTACAGGTTCCTCTGCTGCCGGTGTTCCGCCGGAAGTTCCATCTGCTTCATAAAACATTCTCTGTTTCATCATGCCTCCCATATTTGTTCCCGCCCGTACTCACGCGGTCGGTTGTTCTCGCCTACGAACTCACGCATCGCCTTCTGACGTGCGGATACCAGTTTCTTTGCCTGCTCTATATCTTCACGCGATCCGGTCTTTTGCATTAGCCCTAGTTCACGCTTTGCCCTACGTATACCCCGCTCTAGCGCCCTCTGTCTTTGTGACTGCGCATACTCCTTGTCGTTCTTCTTTTCGGGGAACGGGGAGAACGTTTTCTTTGTTCCCTCAAAGTACGGGTATATAACATGACGGCAATTCACTCCGCCTATCCCTCCAGCCGTTCCATAGCCGGTTACGGACAATGGCGGGTACTTTGTGCTTTTGCCAGATACTGAAAATATCTTGCCTTGAAAATCAGCGTGTTCAGGTCTACTTCCCAAGTGACTAGATATCTCTACCAGATCCTCGTCTAGCTCTTGCATCCTCTCAAGTTGTGCGTCATTCATGGAGTTTGTAGAAGCAGTACGGATAACAGCCGTAGCGTACGTCTCCGGCGTCCACGTTCTGCCAGCGCTGTCTACCAGTGCCGGTATTCCTGTACGTGCCCACTCCTTCGCGGTCTCGGCGATTGCCTTCCGTCCGCTTACGCCGAGCTGTACCTTCAGCGCGGTCTTTGTAACCGTATCTTTGTATATCGCGTCCATGTTGTTCAGCATAGTAGCGAACATGGTATCAGCCTTTGCAATCGTTCGCGCTTCCCACCTTGCTACAATACCCCGAATCCTCGGGTCGGCGCTTGCAGGAAGTACAGCAGATAGCTTCTTTTCGTCTACCATGTTGTCAATCATCGTTACCCTGCGGAACGCCTTGTACTCAAGTTCCTCTTTAACAGCCGCGATAAGTTCAGGTCTCCGCTTCTTGATTGTCTCTATTCCAAAGTTGCGCAACCGTCCGAGTAACTGCATCCTGGACAGTTGCCATTCAGCGCTACCGATGTTCCCGCCGGTGAGGTAGTCCATGAGTCCATTGAGGAGATCGGTTTCTATCTCATTGAGAAGCTCGAGCGCTTTCACTCACCCTCCGAAGCATCCTGTTTTTCTTTCGCTTATTCATGGCAATGAGCCGACAGAATCTATCACGCTCTGCCGGGTCTTGTTCGTTGTATCGCTTTTGAGCATACCACTTGATCACACGTTTCGGAAGTAGCCTGCCGAATAATCCAAGCGGCTTGTACCCAAAGTATTCAGCCTGTACACGTTCTGCATCTAGCATTATTGACTTATTCAAACATTCCCCCAATTCCGCTTACAGCAAGTTCCTGTTCTATCTCGGCGGCTCTCTTTTTCGCCTCTGCTTCATCCACGCCGTCAAGCTCCATGATTGCCCGCCACCTGGAAACAGTACCGCCGGTCAGTCGCCCGTGTACGTAGTTTGTTTTAGATGCCCTGTCCTCGATAACAGAATCATCCCACTCGATAGAGTCGTCACCGTCTCCAATTTCAAGCAGACCACGGATTGTCTTACAAAGTCCGATGATGCCGGTACCGATTGCGTTCTCATAGCCCTTCTTGGTTTTGAAGGTCTTTGAGTTCTCGCTTATCACTTCGGTTGCGGTTTTCATTCCTACACCGTCAAAGGAGATAGACCCGGGATTCATGCCGGTCTGAATTGCAAGGATATCAAAAAGCGTCTGGATCGCCCTGCGGATTTCCTCTATGCGCATTTCGACCGTGTTGTCGGTGATTTTGAGATTGTCCTTGTCATCTGTAGAGAACGCCTGAAAGACTTCATCGGACGGGTCAAAGTACCGTTCTGCTTTTCCGGTATCTGCGTTCATGACGTATCGTACCGCGCCAGCAGGAACGATGATTCGCTTCTTGCCGAGAACTATTTCCGACTGCAAAGCGTCGAACGCGATGTCAAGGGATTCTATCGTGTCGAGTGCGTTCGCAAAGCAAGAGATAGAAAGAGGGGAATCAGTGTCGAGGTTGTTCGCCTCTGGGTTGCCGATGTAGTGGAACAGCTTCACCGGACTTGTCTGCTCTGCATCTTCCAAACCAAACACAGCAAGTGGCGCCGGTACTAACTGGCTACCGACTTCCTCGAAGCAGTCGCTTGTGATTGTGTACCCTTCTCCGTTCTTTCGGTGCCGCTCTATTCTGACGTACTGCTTTTTGTTGATCACCCGGCGGTCAATAAAGTCTGCCTCGGTGATGATAGAATCGTCCCATGTAACCGGAATGAAGCGGTCAGCCTGCACCCAGTCTATCCCTATCCTGCCGTCCTTGCGGTACGCCTTCGGAATAGTAGCGCCAAGCGCAAGCATTAGTTCTGACTCCCGTTGAGCGTTATCGAAGAATAGACAGTCATCAAGTACTTTCTGAACCCGTTCGTCCGTTGTCAGTTTTGGACGTTCAGCCCAGATCAGGCCGGCAATTTCGGAGCAAAGGATCTTTGCAGGCTTCATGGTCTTTCTAACACGTTTCTGCATCCGTCCTTTGAGTGTCGGATACCAGTAGTCAAGCCATTCCGGTGTCCCGCGGTAAACCTTGCGCCATGTGTCAATACGCGATTCTGCATTCAGCACGTCAGCAGATACGTCTTTCCCGGTTACTTTATTCCAGATCATTTTTATCACCCCCGCTATTGTCATACAAGCTCCTTCATGCGGCGCTCGAAGCTATACTCCCAAGCGTCAA